TGGTCTACAGCCAGCTGACCGGCAACCCGACCATGGGCGACGGCAAGGCGTTGTTCCACGCGGACCACAATAACCTGGCGACCGGCGGCAGCTCGGCGCTGCAGCTGTCGGCCCTGAAGGCGGCCCGCACTGCGATGCGCAAGCAGAAGGGCCTGGCGAACGAGGAGCTGAACCTGGCGCCGAACTTCCTGATCGTTCCAGCCACGCTCGAGCAAGACGCTTACCAGCTGACCAGCGCGAACTACGTTCCGGCCAAGCAGGCCGATGTCAACGAGTTCCGTGCCGGCGGCCGCACCGCAGTGGAGCCGATCGTGGAACCGATCCTGGATGCTGCGAGCGAAGCGTCCTGGTATCTGGCCAGCAACAACAGCCAAGTCGACACCGTCGAGTACTGCTACCTGGACGGCGCCGAAGGTCCGGTTATCGAAAGCCAGGCTGGCTTCGAGATCGATGGCGTCACCTGGAAGTGCCGCCTCGACTTCGCTGCTGCGGCCATCGATTTCCGCGGCCTGCAGAAGGGCGCGGGCGCGTAAGCGCCTGTTCCTCAACCACCTGATTAAGGAAAGAACATGCGTAACAAAATTAAGAAAGGTAACGTCATCAGCGTTATCGCTCCCGCATTGGTCCTCAGCGGCCAGGGCGTGCTGGTTGGCGCGCTGTTCGGCGTGGCCACCGGCGACGCGCTGCAGGGCACGCCGGTCGAGATCGACCGTGAAGGCGAGTTCGAACTCAAAGCGCTCGGTACCGATACTGCCAACCAGGGCGCGAAAGCGTACTGGGACAACACCAACACCCGCATCACCACCACGGCAACCAACAACACCCTGGTTGGCGCCTTCACGGCTGCCAAGACCGCGTCGGACAGCATCGCTCGCGTGCTGCTGGACGGCGTCGTCCGCTAACCGTCGCCATGAATTTCGCTGCCCTTGAAGCCGCCGCGAACGTCGCCGTGCTGCGTCACCTGGCCAATGCCCAGGTGGTCGTCGCCGGCGCCGCCGTGCCCGGCATTTTCGATTGCCCATCCAGCGTGGTGGATATCGGTATCGGGGCGGCGGACGTGAGCCCGACCGTGAAGGTTGCCAGCTCGGTACTCCCGGCTGACCCGGTCGAGCAGGAGATCACCATCAACGGCGTGCCGTACATCGTGCTCACGGCCAGCCCGGATGGTACCGGCATGACGGTGCTGACCGTGGGCCGGACGCAATGAGGACCGCGTTCGCGACCATTGTCAGCGCTGTCATCGCGCAGCTGTCCGCCGCGCCTGCTGTGTGCGAAAAAATTTACCGAGCAACGGGCAGCGTCGTTCCCGACCAGGTCGACCTCGCGATCAACGTGGAGTTCGGGCGGGCGCTGCCGGCGGCTGGCGCAATTGCCGGCGCCCCAATCGATTGGCAGTCCACCATCAGCGTCGACTGTTTCGCGCGGAGCTTTACCGAGAGCGGCGACCTCGCGGTTGACCCGCTGCTGTTCGCGGTGTTCGAACGCTTGGCCCAGGACCCGACGCTGGGCGGCCTGATCGGCGATCTCGCTGTCGCCGGGGTCGAGGCCGAAAACTCGGTCGAAGGAAAAAAGACCGGATGGGTGCGGATCACGTACGTGGCCGACCATCGAACCAACAACTCAACCCTGAACTGACATGACCGACATCACCAAGCCGGAAAGCCGGCCGATTCCCCCGCTGCCTGGCGGCGGCTCCTGGAGCTTCGACGAAGCCGCCTGGGAATGGATCTCGAACGACGCTGCACCTGCTGAGCAGGTTGCTGTGACCCCATCCGAACTGCAGGAGTAACGATGCCCCGCAAGATTAAGAATTCAGTCGTCACGGCCAAGGTCCAGACCACCGCTGGCGTCGATGCCGCCCCGACCGGCGCGGCCAATGCGATCCTGATCAAGGACGTATCGATCACTGCGCTCGACGCCCAGAATATTCCGCGCGACGTGATCCGCGGTTCGTTCGGTGGCAGCGAGCAGCTGGTCGGCCCGGCGAGCGTCAAGCTCAGCTACTCCGTCGAGCTGGCCGGCTCCGGCGCCGCTGCCACGCCGCCAGCCTGGGGCGTGTTGATCCAGGGCTGCGCAGCTGGTGAAGGCGCACTGACCACACCGCCACGCGTCGAATATAGCCCAGTCTCGACTGGCCTGAAGGCGCTGACCCAGTACTACTACGATGACGGCGTGCTGCACAAGCTGATCGACTGCATGGGCAACTGCACGCTGTCGGCGAAGGTCGGCGAGATCCCAACGCTCGCGTTCGAATGGACCGGCGTGAACGGCGGCATCGTGACCGGCAACCCATCCGGCGTCACCTACACCGCTTGGAAGAAGCCGGTGCCGATGACCAAGGCCAACGTGATCGACATCACGCTGGGCGCTACCTACAGCGCCGGAGCGCTGTCAGGCGGCACGCAGTACTCGAGCACCGGCCTGGAGCTGAACTTCGGTAACGCGGTGAACTTCGACGCCATGCTGAGCAACGAGACGGTCGACATCACCGACCGCGATTCGTCCGGTTCCATCGAGCTCGAACTCGACGCCGCGCAGGAAGTCGCGATGATGGCCGACGTCGTGGCAAACGTCACGCGCAGCCTGGCCATCACCATCGGTACCGCGGCGGGTAATAAGGCAATCGTGTTTGCCCCGAACGTGCAGCTGGTGAATCCGAAGAAGGTCGACCGCAACGGCAAACGCCTGATCGGCTTCGATACGCGCTTCGTGCCGACCGCAGCTGGTAACGACGAGTGGAAGATCGTCACCCTGTAATTCAATCCATCTAAAAAGAAAGAAGCACCGTCATGGCATTCAAACTCGTAAAACGCGAAAAGCTCCCGGTCCAAGTTAAGGGCCATATCAGGGGCGAGGATGGCAAACCTGTCCCGTTCGATTTCACGTTGCATTGCATCCGCCTCAGCCAGGCTCAAGTCCAGGCCGTCTTGGAAGACAAAGACGAGTCGGTGACTGCGTTCATCCAGCGCGTTGCGATTGGCTGGGAAGGCGTTCTGGATGATCAAGGCAATCCGCTCGACTTTACCGGTGAAAGTCTCGCCGATGTGCTGGAGCAGCCCGGCCTGGCTTCGGTGTGTTCCAAAGCGTATCTCAGCAATATCGGCGCCGTCGCAAAAAACTGATTGAAGCCGCGCGCTTTTACGCGCGCGGCGACTTGTGTCTTAAGGAATTTTTGGGCCTTCCCGCGGATGAGCCTAAATCAGAAATAGAAAACGGGCTCGCCTTGATGGGCTTGTACATCGAAGGCAGTCTGGAACTTGGCGTGGATGAGTTCTGGCTATGGCCGGAAAACGAGGAAGCCTTTCTCTTCTGGCTCGAATTGCAGACTCAGTGGAATGTTGGGAATGCAGGCCCTGTCGGGCTCAATTATGCCGGTGTCGATGTTTGTCTTCGACGCGGTGATATACGCCCTCGTGACAGAAATCGAATCTTCAGGCTAATGCAGGCCATGGAACGCGCAGCCCTGGATGAATGGGCGCAGCGTCGCAACTCTTAAAACAGGGAAAAAAATGTCATTGGTAGGCGGATCGCGGGCCGAAATTATTATCGATGTAAATGGGACGCGCGAGGCGCGCCGTGACATCGAAAGTGTTGGTGATTCGATGGGCGGTATGGGCGCGAAAATCGGCGCACTCGCGAAGTCGGTCGGTGCGCTTGCCGTCCTGGCTGGAGTCGCCGCTTTCGGTTCCTGGATCAAGAGCGCGATCGATGCAACTGACGCCGCCAGCGACTTGTCCCAAAAAACCGGTATTGCGATCAAGGATCTAGCCGGCCTCGAGCTCGCCTACCAGATGGGCGGGATGGAAGCTGATGCCTTGGCCAGCACCCAGTCCAAACTGTCGAAGGCCCTGGTCGACGGCAGCGAGGGCCTGGAAAAGCTCGGCGTCAAGGCGCGCAACCTGGACGGCAGCCTCAAAAGCAATAAGCAGGTGATGTACGAGCTGGCAGACCGATTCGCAGGAATGGAGGACGGTGCTCAAAAGACAGCGCTAGCTATGTCACTCTTCGGCAAGTCGGGTGCTGACATGATCCCTATGCTCAATGGCGGGTCGGAGGGGATGCGTGAGCTGGACAAGATGGCCGGCAAGCTCGGCCTTACGCTGAGCGAAGAGGCCGTCGAGAACGCTGGCAACTTCAACGATACTCTCGACCTTTTGATGCTCGGCGGTCAGGGTGTCGCCCGCGGTATCGCAGCTGAGCTGCTCCCTACACTTAGCAGTCTGGCTGGCTCCTTCCTCACGGCCATGACCGAAGGCGATCGTCTCAAGACCGTTGGGCAGTTGATCGCTGGTGTGTTCAAGGCGATCTACACCGTTGGCGTTCCTGCCGTTCAAACCTTTCAAACTGTGGGCAAGGTGATCGGCGGTTTTGCTGCGATGGTCACGACCAACCTTACGGGCGCCATAGAGGTCTTGCAGAAGGTAGCTGGCGGCGACTTCAAGGGCGCGTGGGACGCCGTAAAACAAACGGCGGCGTCGACATCGACCATGGTTGTCGACGTGGCCAAAGACGTCAGCAGCGGCTGGACCGGTGCTTGGGATAGCGTCGTGAACGTATGGGCTGATGGCGGCAACAAGATGGTCGACACTATGGTGGACATCAAGCAGGCAGCTAAAAAGGCGGCCGATGCAACCAAGGAGCAGGCAGCAGAAGCAGCTAAACAGGCGGCCGCCGCAAGCAAGGAACACGCCGCCCAGGTAAAAGTGCTGGCTGAGCTTTCGGGCGTGACGGCCACTTATATGGAAGACCTTTCGCGTCTCGATGGCATGCGTCAGAAAGGGCTGGTCACCGAGAAGCGGTATGTCGAGCTTGTGACTGAGCTGATCGGCAAGCAGCCTGGTGTGAAGGCTGCGGTCGAAGCAGAGGCAAAGGCGCGTAAGGAAGCTGCGGAATTCGAGGAGCGCTATTTAGTCGCCCGGTCCAAGGTATTGGATTTGCTGGGTTCGCAGGTTGCCGCGGCCAAAGAAGAAGCCGAGCAGCAGGAAAATCTGCAACGCACGTTTGGCCTGACCCGTACGGAGATCGAGAGCCTCGAACTAGCACGTCTAGAGGAGCAGCTCGCGCAGCGTACGTCGCTTGGTTTGACGCTGGACGAGATCGAGATGCTGGTAAGACTTATCGCAGCAAAGAAGCGCTCAGTTACCGCCATGCGGAAAATGGATGAGCTGACCGGTCAGCGGCAAATGTGGGACTCGATCGAGCGCACCGCGCACGATACGTTCGTCAGCATCTTCGACAGCGGCAAGTCGGCATTCGACCGGCTGAAGGACACGCTGAAAAATGGTCTGCTCGATCTGCTGTACCAGATGACAGTGAAGAAGTGGATCATCAATGTCAGCGCACAGGGAAGCGGGCAGGGCGGACTGTCCGACGTAGCGACGTCACTCGGCGGATCGGGTGGCGGCCTCGGTAGCGTGTCAAGCCTGCTTAGTGTTGGAAAAACCATTTACTCTGGTTTTTCGACAGGCCTCGCTAGCAGCATGGGCGGCTACCTCACGCAGTTCGGCAACTTGCTTGGATCGCAAGGGATTTCTGCTTTCGGCACCGGGATGGGGTTGACGACGTCCCAAGCTGGTGTTGCCGCATCTGCATACGGCGCCGCCGGCAACACAACGGTGGCTGGCGGACTTACTGCTGGCGCCGGTGCTGCTTCGTACATTCCGATTGCTGGGTGGATTGCGGCCGGCATGGCGATGGCAGATGGGCTGTACAAAAAGGGCTGGGACCCGAATAACGGTTCGCTGGGCTGGGAGGCTTGGACGGCGCCAATCGCCGGGGAGTCGCTCATGATGAATAAGGTGCTTCAGGGTCTCGGTCTGAGCGGATCTGCAGCAAACCTAATCTCGGGAGCGAGCATTGTCTCGAAAATCTTCGGCCGTAAGTCGCCGGAGGTTCGCGAGACAGGACTCCAAGGCACGGTCAACGCATCTGGCTTCACGGGTGAGAACTACGCGTACATCGTAGAAAAGGGTGGCTGGCTGCGTAGCGACAAATGGTCGACCAAGACGGCAGGTCTCGACGCAGCACAAGATGCAGGGCTCGACGCTACTGTTCAGGGAATGATTCTGGCGGTCAAAGGCTTTGGTGCTGCGATGGGGCTTGAGACCTCCGTCATCAACAGCTACAGCAAGGCGATCAAACTGCAGCTCACTGATGATGATGCGAAAAACCAGGAGCTAATCGCAAAGATGTTCGGCGAGGTAGGTGATGAGCTGGCGCAACGCTTGGTCCCATCCATCGCATCCCTGGGCAAAGCCGGTGAAACGGCCGCCACGACGCTCCAGCGCGTCGCGACCAACTATGCTGGCGTCGATGCAGCGCTGTCGGCTATCGGTAAAAAGTTTGGGCAGGATGGACTGCAGTCCGTCGCGGCACGCGAGCGTTTGGTTGATCTCTTCGGCGGGCTCGATGCGCTGGCGCAGTCGACCGCAGCCTATGCGCAAAACTTCCTGACTGAAGCGGAGCGATTGAAACCCGTAAGCGAAGCGCTTGCGCTTGAAATGGGCAAGCTCAACTTGGCGTCGGTCACGACGATCCCGCAGTTCAAGCAGGTGGTCGCGGGACTGGACCTGACGACCGAGGCTGGCGCAAAACAATACGCAGCCATGATGGGCCTGGCTGAGGCGTTCGCTCTGGTGCACCCGGCAACGGAGGGTGCTGCGGCCGATCTGGCGTCCTACCGCTCGGCGTTGACGGAGGCCTATAACGCGGAGTCCGCTGCCCTGCAGGCAACCATCACCCGCATGGGTTCGTTTGCTACCACCCTGCGCACCCTGCGTGATAGCGCTTTACTAGGCAACCTGTCGCCGCTGTCGCCTCAGCAGAAATACGCCGAGGCGAAGTCGCAGTACGACGCGGTGCTGGCGGCCGCTCGAGGTGGCGACGAGGATGCACAAGGGCGCTATCAGGATGCGTACACCTCGTTCCTCGAGGCGTCGCGCGTAATGTACGCCAGCAGCATCGGCTACACGCAGGACTTCCAGTACGCCCAGGCTGCTACCGAAGATGCTGCCAAGTGGGCGGAAGCGCAGGTTGACGTTGGCCAGGCGCAGCTCGATTCGCTCAAGGCTTCGGTCTCGGGATTGATCGAGGTGAACAAGTCAGTGTTATCGGTGCGGGATGCCATCCTCCAGTTCAATGCAGCAAGTGGCAGCACGAGCACCATGCCACTAACCGCCGTGGCGCCACCGGTGAACACGCCGATTCCGTACAGCTCGTACGGCACCTCCAACACCGAAGCACTGGTGGCGGCAGTTAAGTCGCTGTCTTCGGAAAACGCGATGCTCAGGGCAGAACAGCGTCAGCAGACGGGTGACCTCATCCGGGCTGTGCAGGGTTCCGCGGATTCCTCCTCGGACAAGATCTCAGGCGCGGTGAAGGCTGCCGCCACAACTGAAGTAAGGGTTCTTCCTGAATGACTGATGCTCAATTCCTGGCCTGGCTGCAAAGCTCGGCCGCGTATCGTTGCGTCCTGATCGAGGCGGCGGCGCGCGTGAACGGCGTGGAAACCATGGTCTACATGGCGACCAGGTCGTTCACCACGTCGCCCGCCGACAATCCGGCCAACACGCAATACCTCCCGATCGCCACCGTGGGCACGCTGTTCACCGAGCGCCTATCGCTCGAAGGTGACGGCGCGCTTTCGACTGGCGACCTGGAGATCGACAACACCGCGGGCGTGCGCGATGCCTGGGCCGGCGCCAGCTACGTGTGGAAGAACCGCGAGATCCGCGCGTACATCGGCGACATCCGCTGGCCGCGCGCTGACTTCCGGATGATCTTCAACGGCATCGTGGCCGACATCGCGCCGAGCGGGCGGAGCAAGCTGCTCCTGAAGCTGCGCGACAAGCTGCAGCGCCTGAACACGGCGATCACCGAGGCGAAGCTCGGCGGCGATACCGAGCAGAAGGACTCGCTCCTCCCGTTCGCCATCGGCCAGGTGTCGAACATCACGCCGCTGCCGATCAGCCCGGCGACGCTGACCTACGGCTACCACTGCGCCTCGGCTGAAGGGGTGATCGCCAACGAGGCGCGCGACAACGGCGCGCCGGTGGAGATGGCGTCGAACCCCGCGGCCGGTACCGTCACGCTGGAATCGACGCCGGCCGGCGCCGTGACGTTGTCCGTCAAGGGCGACAGCACCGGCGGCTACTGCGACACTGCGGCCACGATGTGCAGGCGCCTGGCCACCCGGTATGGCAAGGCGGCCGATCGCTTCACCGATGCCGACCTCGACCTGGCCAACATCGCCGCATTTGACGCGGCTCACCCGCAGCCGATGGGACTGTACTCCACCGACCGCCTCAACGTTCTGGCCGCATGCCAGATGCTGCTGGGCAGCCTCGGCGCGCAGCTGGTGATGTCTCGCCTGGGCCTGATGCGGCTGATCCAGGTCGCGCTGCCCGGCACCGGCACGCCGTTTGTGATCCGGCCGGAGCACATGGTCGACGGCACGCTGCAGCCCACCAGCCGCACCGACGTGGTCGGCGCCGTGAAGCTGGGCTTCGCCAAGAACTGGACGGTGCAGGACGCCGGCACGCTGGCCAACCTGCCCGAGGTGCACAAGGCGCTCTTCACCGAAGAGTGGCTGACCACGACCAAGACCGACGTGGCGACGCTGGCCACCTACCGCTTGAACGCCGAGCCGGTCCAGATCGACACGATGCTGCTAACCCGCGCCGACGCCGACGCAGAAGCGCAGCGGCGCCTGGACCTGTGGAAGCTGGCGCGCACGACGTATGAGTTCGACGGCGTGCCCGAGCTGCTGACGCTCGAGCTGGGTCAGGCGGTGACCGTCTACAGCCCGCGCTTTGGCATGGCCGCCGGCGTGTCCGGCATCGTTATTTCATTGGCGCCCGACTGGAACACCGGGCGCGTCAAGGTAGGGTTCATGGTATGAGCACAGTGCTGAACGACCGCGACTCTATCCTGCAGGCGGCCACGGTGCGGATCGTCAATCCGAAGAATGCCTGGATCAATCTGCAACCGAGCGTGCCAGGGTTCCACGTGAACGCCGCCGGCCAGGCCGATGTGAGCGTGGTAACCGTCACCGCCGATCTGGTCGGCCTGGACGATGCTGTGGCGTTCAGCGCAGTTGGCGCCACGCTGTCGAATGCAGTGGGCCGCAGCGTCGACGTCACCTATGCCGGCCAGACAGCGATCTTGACCGCGAAGGTGGTTAGCAACGGCGACGAGTTCAAGCGCTCGCTCGTGATTCCGGTGCTGCGCGACGGCGCGTCCGGTACCGGCACGCCAGGCGCACCAGGTGCGCGCGGCGCCGGCCACTACTATGCGACCGGCTCGACCTGGTCGGATGTCGTAGCGCAGGCGGCTTGCCCGGGCAGTACTCCGGTGCTGAACGATGTCGTCACCATCAGCAGCAGCACCTACGTCATGGAGAAGCGCTGGACTGGCTCGGCGTGGGTGGAGAACGGCGTGGTCATCAACGGCAAGCTGATCGCGCCGGACTCGATCCTCGCGTCTTCGATCGACACACGCGGCCTGAGCATTAAGGACGCCGCGGGCAATGTAATTCTGTCGGCGGGCACATCGTTGGCTGAGCAAACGCCATCCTCGCCAAATCTTGCAGCTCGCATTTCAAGCTGGACAATGAGCGGCAATGCTTTTTATGCGACAGCAGGATCGGGCGATAGCCGGTTTATTAACGGCGAGTACCTGTATCTGCCCGCAAATCAAAGCCTGCCAATGGGCACCTCGAACCCGTTGAGCATTCCGGCGAACGGGGTCTATACGGTGTCATTCGATGCGTATGTCGATAGTGGTACAAAAGCAGTGAATGTTGACGTTTACGGAGCCGGTATCGATAGCGTTGGTACCTATGAAACGCTAACCACCGCGATCAAGCGCTATCGGTTCACTGAAACCATGCCAAACAGCGCGAGCGCACCAAGCTGCCAATTGCGTGTATTCAGCGTCTCGGGTGCTGGGAACATAGTTGTATCAAACATCAAAGTCGAGATGGGTAGTGCCGCGACGTCATGGTCCGACAACGTCATCACTAAGCGGAACGTTTCTACCTTCATCAAGGACGCGGCAATCGGGCTCGCGCTGATCGACCGCGCCACAATTGCCAATTTGCAAGCCCTCGTGGCATACCTCGGCACTGTAGAAATTGGGGCAGGCGGCGCTTTACGGCAGGGCCAAACCGCGTACGACACCGGCGTCGGAATACATTTAGGCGCTGACACGCAGGGGAACCCCTCATTTAGTATGCGCGCCGCGAGCGGTAAATACCTGCGCATTCGACCTTCATCCGATACTTTAGAAATGAATGGCGGCGACCTAATTGGAACCCGAATCAGCCAGCCGCAATACGACACATTTGCGTATTCGGCTTTAGGCGGGGGGTACGTGCAGGGTCCAAATAACCAGATTCTGGGTAATAGCGTAACGCTTGTAATTAATGGAAATAACGGGCCGTTCAAAGTAACTTGGAGTTATTCCCGGCTTTCCGGTGGGCCGCCGATGGTGGCGAGTTATATCGACCAAAATCCAGACAGGGACTTTGGTATCGGGGTCGGCCCCGCTTCAAATACGACAATCAGTTTTCAGGTAAATGCGGTTATCACGGCGGCTGACGGTCGCACGCTAAATTATTCTGACGTTTTTGTTTTCCAGTTCGGGAATATATGATTTACGATTATTTTGCGGTCGTTTCGCCTGATGGGATTGTGCGCCGGCAGTGGCGCCTGTCCGTGCCGCACGATAGCGTGGGGCCGCCAAACGACGGCATGGCGTATCACCCGATCGACGCCCCTATTGAATGGGGCGCGCAGCCTACCTCGACAAGCGTTCTGCGATGGAACAACGGCAATCCAGACTGGGAAGAGACGGCACCAGTCGAGCAGCACCGCGCAGCAGCCATCGACGCCATCGACGCCGCCGGCGAGGCCCTGCGCCTGGCTGTCATCAGCAGGATGACCCAGACGCCGGAGTACATGCGCGCCGAGCAGCACGCGCGCGAGTACCGCGCTGCCGGCTACCCAGAGGGCGAGGACGCCTACGTGCCGCCGGGCGTGGCCAGCTGGGCGATGGCGAAGTGGCGCGAAGCCTGGACCGCGCGCCAGGCCGCCGACGACATCCTAGCCACAGCTGACCGCTGGTACGCGCTCCTCGATGAGATCCGCACGCTGCGCCTGGCGAACAAAGAGGACGCCCGCCACGCCACTACGGCCGGCGAGGTCGCAGCAATCGTGGCCGACATGGAAGCCGACATGCAGGCGCTGGCCCTGCAGATGAACACCACCACTACGGAATAGCATGCCCAACCTGAGAATCGTTTCTGATAACGCGATCGCGCGCGCGGCTTCGCTCGTCGCGTCCACCACGGCCGGCGGCCTAGTGGCCGCCAACCTGGCCAGCGACAAGAAGTCGAGCGTGCACCGCGCGGCCGGCACCAGCGTGAGCTATACGCTGACCTGGGCGGCGGCGGAGCCGATCGGCGCCGTTGCACTGCCGTTCTGTAATCTCTCCCCAACCGCCACCATGCGCGTGCGCGCCTATGCCGCCAACGGCACCACTGTCCTGTACGACAGCGGCGCCGTCCTGGCCTGCCCGGCGCCGGCGCTGCGTTTGCGCGGCTTCACGCCTGCACAGGCGGCCAGTGCCTATGCCTACGGCGGCGGCGCCTGCGCGCGGCGGTGGTTCGCCCAGGTCAACGCATTCAAGCTGGTGATCGACATCGTGGACACCGGGAACCTGCAGGGGTACATCGAGGCCGCGTGTCTAGTCGTCGGCGCTTACTGGTCGCCGCAGTACAACGCGTCAGCCGCCTCAGTTTCTGTTCTGGATCGTACCGAACTTTCGCGCAGTGCCGGAGGAGACCAGCTGGCCGACCCGGGCACGATCAGCCGCAAGGTGCCGGTCGACCTCCGCAAAATGTCGGGGGGTGACCGGGCAAGGTTCCTCTCCTTGGTACGCAACAGCCGGGCCTATCCGGTCCTGCTCAGCGTGTTCCCGGATGATGCGGACCTGGAGCTCGAGCGCGACTTTACCGTCTACGGCCGGCGCACTAAAGATTCCGATATCGCCTACCAATACGCAGGCGTCTACTCCACCACCCTTGAGATCGAGGAAATCTGATGCAAGACCACATAACCCTGTTGTTCACGCGCCGACGTTGGAACCCGGTGTCCTTGCTGATCCGGTGGATGAAGCCGCGCAGCCGGATCGCGCTCGCGCTCTCGTCGCATGTGATTATCGCCATCGGCGATACTTGTTACGAAGCGAACATGCTCACGGGCGTACGTAAAGGCGCGCGCGATGACATCTTAAAAGGGCAAACGATCGTACGCGAGCGTGTGCACTTCGTGCCTGACTTGGCTGCTGGCATTGCCTTCCTCGAACGTCAGCTGTGCACTTACGTGCCGACGGCGCCGGGCTGGGTGCTAGCACCGCTTCGACCTCTGGCGTGCGTAGTGCTGCTGATGACCCATAACAATTACGACTTCGGTGGTGCCCTCGGTCTTGGCCTGGCTCCAGGTGAAAACTGGGCTGATCCGTCAAAGTGGTTCTGTTACGAACTGGCTGCCGCGTTCTTAAAAGCCTGCGGCCGAAACGTATTCGACGAGCTCGAGCGCATTTGCGAGACGGCACTGTTGGCAATTAGCCCCGGCTGTTAGCCACCCGACTTGTTGTCTCAATTTTCCGAGAATTGAGACGCGGCAATTGTTAACTTGAGGCCTTACTTCTCAAGGCCTCCAATGAGCAAAATTTCTGGTCCGGAACTGACGAGCTACGCCGGGAGCGTCGTGGCCGTCGGCGCATCGCTTTCCCTCACGCAGTGGGGTGTCATTGCAGGCATTGTGACCGCGCTACTGACCTTCGCAGCGAACGCCATCTACATGTGGCGTAAGGATGCCCGCGAGCAGCGGCAAGCTGCCCTAGCGGAACGCGAGGCACTTGCGCGCCTGGCTGCCATGGAACTCAAGCCATGACCCCCGCAGATTTCCAGCCGATCACGCTGGCCAGGCTAGCGATGATTATGCCGGCCGCCGGAACGCGCTGTGTCCGATTCCTCGATCCAATCAACGAAGCAATGCGCGAGTTCGACATTCACAGCGTTGCTCGCCAACGGTCGTTCTTGGCACAGATCGCACACGAATCCGGGCAGCTCCGCTATACGCAGGAGATCGCATCTGGCGTGCGCTACGAGGGCCGCAAGGATCTGGGGAATTCGCAACCGGGCGACGGAGTGCGATTCAAGGGTCGGGGCCTGATCCAGATCACTGGTCGCGCAAACTACACGGCCTGCATGCTCGCTCTCGACATCGACTGCGTCGATCATCCCGAGCTGCTGGAGCTGCCCCGCGACGCTGCACGCTCGGCTGGCTGGTTCTGGAAGGCGCATGGCTTGAACGAGCTGGCTGACCTCGGCGACCAAGTGAAGGTCACGAAGCGAATCAACGGTGGTACCAATGGCTTGCCTGATCGGCTGGCCTTCTTCGATGCGGCCAGCCGCGTCATTTTCTGAAAGGAAGTCATGACTCCACTACTGATCCCGGTCCTCGGCAATCTGCTCGACAGGATCTTCCCGGACCCGAAGGCTGCTGCAGAAGCGAAACTCGAAGTGATGCGCATGGCACAGGCCGGCGAGTTGGCCCAGCTGGATGCCGAGGTGAAGCTGATTGCTGGTCAGATCGAGGTCAACAAGGTTGAAGCTGCAAACCAGTCGCTGTTCGTCGCAGGTTGGCGGCCGGCCATCGGTTGGATCTGTGGTGCAGCGTTCGCGTTCAAGTTCATCCTGGGCCCGGCAGCCGTCGTCATCATGGCGATGGCGGGCCACCCGATCACGCTGCCGGAATTCGACTTTACCGAGATGAGCACCATCCTGATGGGGATGCTTGGCCTTGGTGCCCTCCGCACGGTTGAGAAGGTCAAGGGGGTGTGATGGACTTCCACCTCGCCACTCCAACCGGAGACGTGTACCTGTTCAGCTACGACGGGCACGACATCCAATTTCTAACGGCGAAAGCTAATAGCGTACCGGTTACCGCGGCTGGAACCGACGCTGTTGAGCAAGAGTGCTCCATGCTCGTGCCCACCTGATTGCGACTGACCGCGTCCGATCGTCTTGGGCGAAGATGAAGCGGTCGAGTGCAACCAGCGATCTGTGCCGAGCATATGCACTGGCTGTAAGGTAAGGTGGCCGTGTCATGGCCGTCGCTAATGCAGCGTCTCATCTGTCCACTGTACTGCAAGAGCCTGCTCGATAACGACCTCGTCCGCCATGGACTGAAGTGGAAGTTCGGCCTCAGGCGCGAAGGCTATGATCTGGCAGTGTTCAGGGTCTGCCTGATTTAATCGAAGCCACTCTTCGCGGGAGACAGTCTGACCTGTTGGCACCGGTAGCGTGATCCAGAAGCCTGTCTCGCGCTCGGCGACGACCTGGTAAAGGTCAAGCATCGTATCCATGTAGGCACCCCTCGCATCCTCATGATGGGGTGAGCTTACGACTGTCGGGAATAGGTGTCACGAGTTGCCGTGCGCGACCATTCATAGTGCATGAACGGCCAACAGCTAATCTCAGGTAGGTCTTCTCAGCGGTGCTACACTCGGCACATGTACAGCAAAGTTAAACGGCTGCGCGAGCGCGGCACCCGCCTTTCAGATCGCGACATCGCCAGCTCGGCGTACGTCGAGGGCGAAGTCACGATTGCCGGGCTGGGCACCGTTCTGGTTGCACAAGTCCGTGATCCAAATGCCCAAGTCGGAACCGGCCTGCTATCCCAGCTTTACGAAGCGCGGCTCATCACCATGCATGGCAACAAGATGCTCCTCAAAGGCGAGGAGCGGCCTCAGGGTGATGGTGGCCCTGCATACGTGCAAGAGTGGGCAGTTGTGGTCGAGCCCCGCTAGGCGTTAGCCCTCGTTTAAAGGCGTAGCACGTGGCTCGGATTGGTCAAAGCGCTTTGGTTCAACAAAAATCTTCCCGTCGGTAGCGGTCCCTTTAAGGCTGAGGACTTGCGCTGCACGGATTTGGTTTCGAATATATGTGAGACTCACTTCGAGTTTGATCGACTGCCGAGCCCGCGCTGCTTCGATAATTTTATCCACTTCTGCAGTGGGGAGGTCATCTGACAGGATAAGCGCTGGAAATTCATCGTAGTTGCTACTTGCTAACCAAACACGTGTCGTATCGGTATGGCGGAATTCAATTCGGACCACGTAGAATTCATCAGTAACAATCTTCGCTTCAGCGCGGTCTCTCACAGCACGCTGGTTTACCTCGATAATTTCGGCCCGGTCGAACGTGACACGCCCAACCCTAATATGGTCTGCATCTGATGCGCCTTTTACGATTGAGCGAGCACCTTCTTCAGTTGCCTTATCAAATCGGCCGACAGCAGCGTTCTGTTTGGCAATTGAACCGATTAGCTCAAACTGTTCTGTCCTCGCTTGTTCGCGATCTCTATCGCGAGCGGCATCGATTTCCTTTTCCTTGATTTTAGTCGAAGCTTCGACTTCGGCTTCTTTGGCCTTCGCCCATGTGTCGACAACGTGCGTGCCTCCCCATCCCAGCGCGATGATTAACGCGATGGCAACGAGGGTAGGCCCTTTGTGTTTGCTGTCCATAGTGGTAAAGCCTTCTCCCAGCTTCTTAAAAAATTCGCCAAGTGATGACCATATGTCTGAGCTTCCCTCCGACACAGAGAAGACTAGTTCAAAGCTACGCTTTTGCTCATCGGTTAACCGGCGGATGTTGTCTTCACCATACAAGGCAAAGGCAGCCGCGCGATACATTTCCTCTTGAAACTCCCACAGCCCTCGAGCCAGAGCAGCTGGGATTGTGGCATGGTACTTCTCGCCAGTGATGACCGTCTCGAACTTAGCAAGCTCCCCTTGCAGACTTATCTCTGACGCGGGCACGTCTTGCATATCGGGTTGAGTCAGGAACGCAAAAGCATCCTCGACGGTGTTAAGAGTATACATTGGTCCGCCTTCTCGATTCGCAATAGGAGCAAAAATTATAGCTGAGGCAATACCGTCAATTCTCTCCAATAAACACCTTTACGACCTATCTGGCGTAGGTTTTGGCGTAACTTCTTGGGTGAGGATAATTTCTCATAGGAGAACACGCTTATGCATCATGGGGGTGACTTTTTCCGTGGCGGCACGGGCAGCGGCGGCGTTGATTTCGGTCGGGACGGTGGTCATTTCTGTTGTGTTCGGTACGGCGGGGCGGGGGATGCCAGGACCGTCATTTTAAC